AATTTTTATTTATACCTAGATGGAACTCAAGAAGCATCAGTGAGTAGTTCCGTAACCATTGCAGACGATACTAGCAACATGCTAATTGGAGTTAGTGATAGTGCATCAAGTTATTTTTCAGGATATCTAAGCGATCTACGAATCACCAAAGGCCTAGCAAGATACACAGCTAACTTTACTCCACCCACAGCAGCGTTACAAGGATAAGAAGAGCTTTCATATAAATAAAGGTATAATTAATTGGAGACATATTATGAGTGAACATGTTACAGATTTTTTAAGCGCAACAGTAGCTGATAAGCCCGTGGCGGCTCTTAAAGCATTTTCTGCTGCAATGGAACCCAAGATTGAAGATTCTTTGGCTCAACGTTATGCTGAAGTATCTCGCTCCGTCTTTAACCCAGAGACTACAACATGGGAACTTGATCGAGGTCAAGAAACTGTCGAAGTCGAAGAACCGGTAGCAGAGGTTGAAGAACCAGAAGAATTACAAACAGCAACGGAAGAACCAGAAGATGTCTGACACACTGCAAAAAATCTTAGAAAAATATAAGAAGGTCGAAAAAGGCCCGCTTGATCCTAAAAGATCTGGTGCAGATGGCAAAGAAGACGATTTTATCGGTAAGCATACTGATAACGTTGATGTCAAAGATGCTCCAGGCAAAGTTGAGCACGATAAAATAGAAGGTGCTGCAAAGAAAATCAAGCGTAAGCCTTTTAAGGGCTATGAACCTGGCGAAGACGAAGATATGTACGAGTCAGTCGATCATGTCTCGCTCGATGAAATTGACATGACCGAAGAAGAATTTGAGTTGATGATCGAAGAAGATGCAACATTCTATTTAAGGTTGATCGACGAAGCCGTACAAGAATTCATCGACGAAGAAGCGACAGACGAAGAGAAAGAACTTCTCGATGAGATGCTCTCATCAGACGAAGGTTACGAAGAGTTCATCGATATTCTTTTTGAAGGCAAGAAAGGTGTAGCTGACGAGAACAAAGAAGGCGGCGATGACGTTATCAACCCAAATCCTAAGCTGAAAGGTAAGAAGGCACAAGGCGACGGCAAAGGTGGAGCAAAAGAAGATCAGATGGTCAAAGAAGAAATAGAGCGGCATGCCGATGTCAAGATGATCAAGACTAAAACGCCCGAAGGTAAAGTTGTATGGCGTAAGCAGCGCGCTGAAACTGAAGTCAGTAAAAGGAGTGACTGATGATTGTAAAAGCAAAAGGCAATGAGATCGAACTTAGTACTGCTAATACTGTCGATAATGCTGCAGTCGTTAGAATCTATAATGCTAATACAAATAATGATGCAGTCATCACTAATGATACTGCAAATACGAGTTTTACGTTGCCAGCTGGCGCTATCACTTTTGTGCAAAAAAGTTTCGACGATACTTTATCAGCTGATGTGACGGTCAAAGCTGTCAGTGTAGCATACAACATCTCGTAAGGAAAAGACATGAAACTTATCACAGAAATTACTGAATCAGTCAAAGTACTCACAGAAGAGAACGCAGATGGTAAGAAGTCGATGTTCATCGAGGGTATTTTCTTACAAGGAAATATTCAAAACCGCAACGGTCGTCGATACAACACGGACATCCTCGAGAAAGAAGTTAATCGATATGTCGCTGAAAATGTATCGAAAGGTCGAGCATATGGCGAGCTCGGACATCCTGACGGTCCTTCTATTAATTTGGATCGTGTATCTCATCTCGTAACAGAATTGCGCCGTGAAGGTGATAACTTTATCGGTAAAGCAAAGATTTCTTCTACACCTATGGGTAAAATCGTAGAAGGTCTTCTCTCAGATGGAGCTCAACTCGGTGTATCATCCCGAGGTATGGGTTCTCTAAAAGAAGGCAAAGACGGTGTAATGGAAGTTCAAGAAGATTTTTATCTCGCAACTGCCGCTGACATCGTAGCCGATCCATCTGCACCTGATGCTTTTGTAAATGGCATCATGGAAGGTGTTGAATGGGTCTGGGATCATGGTAAAGCAGTAGCCATGCGAGTAGAAGAAATTGAGCGTGATGCTCAAAAAGCCGTTCGTCAAAAGAAATTAAGCGAACAATCAAAGCTGCGAATGTTCGAAAAGTTTTTGAACGAGATCTCAAAAGTTTAATTTATATAAATACTAAACACTAGTATCAAATAATCTAGGAGATATATCTAATGTCTGAAGAAAATCAAATCGAAGTGGAAGAGACAGTAGATGTAGTTGAGCAAGAGGAATCTCTTGAAGAAGCTTCATCCGCAGCCGCTGAAACTTTAAAGCCTTCAGCAACTAAAACTCAGATGCTCGGCGATCTGATGTCAAAAGTTGCTGGCATGACGAAGCAGGATCTTTCTGCTTTCCTCGATAAAACTCTCGCACAAGTAGGCAAAGAAGCTGATTCAGTACCTGATACATCAGGCAAGAATCAGTCATCAATCTCTCACAGCGGAGCAGGTGTACCTTCTCCTCGTGTTGCAGTTCCTGCTAAAGCGATGAAGGAAGATATGGAAGAACTTCTTGATGGCCAAGAAGATCTTTCAGAAGATTTCAAAGAAAAAGCTACTACTCTTTTTGAAGCTGCAGTTCAGAATCGTGTGATGCTCGAAACAGCTCGCATTGAAGAAGAATTTGAGTCACAGCTTGAAGAGCGAGTAACCGAGTCTGTTGATGAACTCCACGAGCAAGTAAACCAGTATATGGATTACGTTGTAGAGCAGTGGATGCAAGAGAACGAAGTTGCTATTGAGAACAATTTCCGTGTTCAGGCAACTGAGTCTTTCATCGATGGTCTCAAGAATCTTTTCGCTGAGAGCTACGTTGAAGTTCCCGAAGAAAAGATCGATCTAGTCGACGAGCTGCAAAGCAAACTCGCTGAGATCGAAGAGTCATTGGAATCAGTTCAAGCTGAAAATCTTAAACTGAATGCTCTGATTAATGAAGCTACTGTTGAAGCATGCTTTGATGAAGTATCCGAAGATCTTGTTGATACGCAAGTAGAAAAGCTTCGCTCTCTTGCAGAAGGTATTGAATATACTGATGCAGAAGAGTATGCAGAAAAACTGAAGATCATTAAGGAACAGTATTTCACTGAGTCAAAAACCGAAAACGAAGGATCTACTGGTCTAATTAATGAAGAAGTTTCTGTTGGTTCTAATGATGACAGCGAAGGTGAGACGCAAGTCGTACCTCATGAGATGAAGTCTTACTTTAATGCTATCTCAAGTACCATTAGAAAATAACTTTTTTATAAATAGATAAAGTAAATCCAAAATAATAAACAGGAGTACTACTAACATGAATTTAAATGAACAAATTCGCCAAAAGTGGGCGCCAGTGATCTCACATCCTGATCTTCCTGAAATCACTGATTCCCACAAGAAAATGGTTACTGCCATGGTCCTCGAGAACACCGAGCGTGCTCTTCGTGAGGCTGCTGCACAAGGCGCTAGCCAACAGCTTCTTTCTGAAGCACCTTCAAACACTATTGGTGACAACTTCGGCGGCGAGTTCGCTGGTTTCGATCCGATCCTTATCAGCCTTGTTCGACGTACTTTGCCGAACTTGATGGCTTACGATGTATGTGGCGTTCAGCCTATGTCTGGACCGACTGGTTTGATCTTTGCTCTCAGCGCGCAGTACGCTCCGGATGGTGCTAACACCGCTCCTCGTACGGAAGCAATGTATGACGAAGCCGACACCGACTTCTCTGGTACTGGTTCACACACTGGTAATTCTCAGACTGGTGGTAAGGGTACTGGTATGACCACCTCCGCTGCTGAAGCACTGGGTGATGGTTCAGGTGCTGACTTCGGTGAGATGGCGATGAAGATCGACAAAGTCACTGTTACTGCTAAGTCACGTGCGTTGAAGGCGGATTACTCGCTTGAACTCGCTCAAGACTTGAAAGCAGTACACGGTCTTGACGCTGAAGCTGAACTCAGCAATATTCTTGCTGCTGAGATCTTGGCTGAAATCAACCGCGAAGTAATTCGTACGATCAACACCGCTGCTGTACAAGGTTCAGTTGGCACCACGACTGCTAACGGTGTGTTTGACCTTGACGTTGACGCTTCTGGTCGTTGGTCAGTTGAGAAGTTTAAGGGCCTCATGTTCCACATCGAGCGCGAAGCTAACAAAGTAGCTAAGGACACTCGACGTGGTAAGGCTAACCTGATCATCTGTTCTTCTGACGTTGCATCTGCACTTCAGATGGCTGGTGTTCTGGATTATACGCCTGCTCTGAACAGCAACAACCTCGCTATCGATGATACTGGCAACACCTTCGCAGGTGTATTGAACGGCCGATATCGTGTTTACATCGATCCTTATGCAACTACCAACTACATGAACATTGGCTATAAGGGTGCAGGCGCATTTGACGCTGGCCTCTTCTACTGCCCATATGTGCCTCTGCAGATGGTACGTGCTGTTGATCAGAACACGTTCCAGCCGAAGATTGGCTTCAAGACTCGATACGGTCTGGTCGAGAATCCTTTCGCTCACTCAGTACAAGGTACGCCTGCTGTATCCGACGGTGTAATCACCAACGGTACCAACGCATACTATCGTATGTCTTCGGTCAACAACCTGTTGTAATAAAAAGAATCCCGATAGGGACACTTTTGAGGGGCGCTTTGCGCCCCTTTTTTTGTACATAAATAAGATAAAAGGGTATAATAGGTTTTACCATGACTATGAATAAAAATATGTTATCACCATTAGGGTTTAGTTTCAGTATCAAGAAACTGCCCGAGTTTAATTTCTTTGTTCAAAGTGTTACACTTCCTGGTGTCAGTTTCCCTCCAATCGATCAACCTACACCGTTCAAAATTGTACCACGTTATGGCGATCATCTAATATACGGAGAGTTATCAGTTACCTTCAAAGTCAATGAAGATCTAGGAAACTATATAGAATTGTACAATTGGTTAGTTGGACTATCATTCCCTGAGAATTTTGATCAATACAAAAATTTGGCAGAGAGTGATAAACAGTTGATAGGAGAAGGACTCGAATCAGATTCGTATCTTATGATCATGTCGAGTGCAATGAATCCTATTATTCGTGTTGATATTGAAGATCTTTTTCCCGTGTCTTTGTCTGATTTGACATTTGATAGTCGAGATACAGCTGTTGATTATCTTGAAGCCACAGCATCATTTAAATTCCTCAAATATTCATTTACACCTGTTTAGCATTTACATATCCATAAAAGTGTAGTAAAATAACACTTTATAGTCTATAAAAGTGCACATATGACTCTCGATGAAATCTTTGACCTGTGGTCGGATGACACACAGATCGATCGTACTGAACTTGGTAATGCGGCCCTTGAATTGGCAAAGCTACATCACAAGTACTATCGTATATTCTCTCAAGAAAGATTACTGCATAAGAAGCTCGAAGCTGAGATGAAAACATTGAAGCTTGATAAGTATGAGTTCTATGTGGACGGTCCGACTGAAGAGCACTTAGCAAAAGGTTGGAAGCTTCCACCTAAAGGTCGTATTCTCAAGTCAGACGCTGGTCAATACGTAGAGGCAGACTCTGATATTATTGCACTCAATCTTAAGCTTGCATATCAACAAGAAAAGCTAGAACTCCTAGCAGACATTATCAAAACAATTTCTAATCGTGGGTTCCACATTAAGTCTGCGATTGAATGGGAACGTTTCAAAGTTGGCGGATAAGCTATGAATATTCCTGACGAGATTCTTAAGAAGGCCGAATGGCTAATAGAACATGGATATGTAGAAGGTGATATCTTAGAGGTTGCTAATATTATAAATAATAAAAGCAAGAAAGAGGATGCGCCAACATCCTCTTCCTCTAAACACATTGCCACTGAGAAGGAGTAGCAACATGTCTAAGTCTATTTATTGGGACACCTCAACACTATCAGAATTCTTGAATATCAA